ATACGGCTGGGCATATAGCGATATTCAGCCCAGCGTTCTTGGTATCCGAATACTCCTGTATCGTTGGCGTCGCCACGTACATAGATTTCCTCGTTAAGTACTGCTTGTTCGCCTAATGTAGCGAACGCTGGGAAATAGAAGTCGTATCGGGTTGATCGGTTCCACATTCTGTGGAGACCTTGTTGATATGTGAGGTCTGCTCTTACGCATACAATGCCCAGGACTACACCATGTTCAGTAGCGGAATAAGTGAAGCCATGATTATGAGCCAGACCAGTACCCATAGCGCCAAGTGTACCGAGAGGTGTAGTAGTCCCACTAGCACCTGTTGCATTTGTTTGCGCAATGGGGTTGATGTTGATGTGAGTAGAACCGCCTCCAATGTATTCAGGCCTTTGGAGACGTGCATCGGGGCTGATAACCCCGAAGTGACTGCGGATGATTTCTGTATATCGAGTGCCGCCACGAGCGTCCCTTTCGAGTAATTTTTGTATTTGGAATGATTGGCGCAACTGGTTAATAGTTGCTGCCGTTGCAGTTGATAAATCTGCATACATATTAGGAGCACCACCGCCTGCTGCCCAGCTAACAGCGCCAAGCGCTGGTGCTTGCAGGAAGCCATTTGTGCTTGCTTGATTTTGTAAACGACCTATAGAATCGACGGTCGTGTTTATTTTAATAGGAGCTTGTGTTCCTAATGGTAGGGATACAGATGTACCCTTTTGAGGCCAAGGTAATGCTGACGTGAAATAGTCTTTACGTTTTCCACGTCGTAGAAGTGTATAGTTTGCGACGTTGTCTGGACCGTCGCCTGTGTCTACCGTCACAGAGTTTTGAAGGTTTTCGTCCCGAAACCATTCGTTATAGATTAAGTTGTAAGCCCGTGGCCAAAAGGCACAGTGGCTTACGGTGCCACCAGCACCTACTTGGCCTACGGTTGGCAGCCCCATATAATCTTGGAGGCTGCCGATTGTGTAACCGCCTGCAGGGGTTACTTGTTGGGGCACTACGAATGAAGTCGAGTCCGCAGGATTTGCCTGCTGCCCCATGAATTTTTGCCAATTCGACCAAATAAGTCGATTGGGTACAAAGAAGAAGAAGGAATCCAAATGCATGTTGTCCATGATTGGATATAGTGGTGTAGACAGACGGGCAAATGCCGTCATGTTGCAGCGGAAAGTATCGCCAGGCAACATTTCGTCTACGAGTACAGGGACTAGGAAGCCAGCATCGAATGTAGTTTTATGGGTTGATTGGCAGTCAAATGAAGAGCGGGGGATATCCGCTTTTGGAATCATTGTGAACTGGTGGACGTCTACCGACTTGTTACGATGCATTTTATTAAGCTCCTAGGCCTAGTTGCGTGAGAAAAAGGGGTTTCCCCCTTTTTACTCTACGCTTAGTTTTTATCAGTGATTTTTACTTGTTTTCCTAAGGATACAAGTTTGGGTTGTTCATGTAATTGGAACAAACCCGTATTATCGTCGAATTCGCCTAATTCAAATAGGTCGAAGTCGTCGGAGTGGTTATAGAGTTGGTTATCGTCGTTTTGACGATTAACTTCGTCGCTAAAGCTCCTAATTGCTTCGCCGATAGATCGGACGAACATTGGGCGACCGAAAGCGTCTGCTGCTCGGTCTTTTACGGTACAGAGTACTAGTTTCATGAGGATTTTCCTAAGTGAGGGTACGTTTTAGTAATTGAAGTTTCGCCTTTGTGACTTTTTCCTTGACGGATAGTCTTGCATAGGTATTGTCTTCGTGGTTTAGTTTAGCAGAAGTTTCACGTTTGTGGAGTAATTCTTCGTATTCGTATGGATAGTCATTTTTATATTGTTTATCATAGTATTTTGGTGGTTTTACCTTTTTTCCATTGACTACAACGTAGTCATGGGGGTATACGTCGGAACGGTATTTTTTGTACCACTCGGCACCTATGCCGGGTTTAAGGCTCATATTGTTATATTCTGGGAGTAGTTTTATTAATTCCCCTGTTTCAAGATCGCAGTATGTGTAATGCTCATCTTTTGTTATATGTTTGTTCTCTTCTATTTGTCCGTTGTATTTTTGCATAATATATCTAGCAACGTAGGCAGCTGACTCAAATGTAACGTCTCCAATGGAGGAATAACCATGTGGCCAGAGGGCTGCAAGGTTTTCGGATGTATAAATGAGAGAACCAGAGGAAGTCCTTTTGAATAGTTTCTTATCATGAAAATCGTATCCGAAGATACAGGCGTGGAAGTGAGGTCTGCCGAAAGTTGAGCCGTATTCTCCAGCCATGTAGTAACGTAATTTTGCAGGTGCAATGGATTTTCTGAAGCGTTTGAGGAACTTTTGGAAGTCGCTTTTGACAAGCGATCCAGTTTGTGGAAGGTTTTCATTGTTGTAAGTGAGGGTAATAAAACAGTTATTTTCGTGCAATTGGGCTTCGTGCATGCATCGCATAGCCCATTGACGTGATTTTTCTAGCCTGCAGCCAATACATTGGCCGCAGGGAAGTGAGATCTGACGATCATGTTCGTCAGATTCTTTAAATGCGACACGACGGTATGATTTGTCGGTCTTATAGTTTGTCTGATGCCTACTTAAATAGGCAGTCAGTGGGTGATAACAGGCCATGTGAGGTAGCCTGGCGCTTTTTTAGAGACGCCAGCCCCCTCTTTGTGGGGCTTTTTGCATATTTGCTGCTTTAGTTTTTTTAGTGTTCCTACGGAACGATTTAGCGCTTTTGCGCTTACTTACTGTTTTTCGATAAAGGCTCATATTATGTCCTTGGTTATTGTGTTTTTGGGGTGTTGGTGTCACCTAGCACAGTTACATCAAGTGGAGTAACTGTGCTTGGCGCCATTTCTTCCGAAATGGCTTTGACCAGGCCTAATTTTTCGGCTTCTGGTCGATTGTTCTCGTCCTCAAGGAACTCGATCAGTTTGGCTGGTTCGTTTTCGAACCTAGCCCGAATTTGAGCTGGTAAGTTGTCAAATTCTTCCATAGCGTTCATAACGGCGTTAAGAGCGGTATGATAGTCGTTTATGCCGCTGAAATCGCCATATTGAGGCGTTAATGGATTTTGTGGAAGCATTCCAGTAATATTGAAGCGTTCCAAGATAGTATTAATATCGCATTCTTCCTTGTAATGCTGCTGAGCCAGAGTTGGCTCCTCACAAGCCAACCCTGACTCATTTGACGCAGCATCCGTGTCGTATGCGTATGGTTGTCTGAGTTTAATAGTTTTCATTTCATTTTTCCAAATGGTAAGTAGCGTTGATATTGATCATACTTATCGTGTAAGTATCCTTTGATGTCCTGGTATATTGGTTTACTACTGGAAGGTGCACTTCCAGTTTTTGCCAGTCCTGTTAATTCATTGTTATAGGCCGCTTGTGATAACGCTTGTTTCTGTTGTGCAGCTTGTAGTGCACTTGATGTTCTTAATTGCTCTATTTGGGCATCCCGCAGAGCCCCAAATTTGCCATAGCCTGGCATCTGAGCAATCTCACGAGCAGTGTTTGCTCGAGTATATGTTGCCTGATCACGTGATAGATTTGTATCCGCGGCCGTTTTCTCGGCTTGCTCTTGTGTCAGGATATTTTGAGTTTGTAATTGTTTAAAATTGGCGACTGCCATTGCAGCTTCTCGGGCAGAAGTTCCTGCCTCGCCTAATGGATTTCCTTGTTGAGCCATTGCTCCAGCCGGAGTACCTGCTCCGCCTTGAGTATAAGCTAGCATGGGGTTAAGACCGGCAGCTTTTAAGTCTGCAACGGTCGTTTGATATTGCGTAGCCCGCATGCGTTCTTGAAAGTCCATTTGTTTTGCTGCTTGCTCCGCACTAGCAGCATTTTGTTCTCGTCCGCCTACTAATGATGAAGCAGCCCCGATTCCCGCTCCCAATATGGAAGCGACGGGGCTTATTACGGACGATATGCCTTTTACGGCATTGCTAATTGCCTGGAACATTAGAAATGGTCAATTAAGCCTGGTACTGAATACATTGGCATTGGACGTGCCTTTTTAATATCAAAGAAACTATCAAATATAATTTGTTGTCCATTTGCAGCTGCACCGACCGCAAGGGTACGTGAGACTGGTGGTGTTTCTTGAATAAAGGTGGTATTCAGAGTTGGTAATGTTGTGAAGCGTTGGGCTAAATGCCACGCATCAATTGTTCCAGCTGCCGTACTACGGAACAGACTGGAGATACGGCTGGGCATATAGCGATATTCAGCCCAGCGTTCTTGGTATCCGAATACTCCTGTATCGTTGGCGTCGCCACGTACATAGATTTCCTCGTTAAGTACTGCTTGTTCGCCTAATGTAG